ACGAAGGTGGAGTTAGAGATTGGGGTGCGTGAGGATAGCTCGATTGCAGCGCTCAGAGAGACCACCTTGGCCTTGAGTGCTCAGCAAAGGCTCATGGTTGAGGCGGGGATGATGAACGCTCAGCAGGTGGCACACAGCAAGCTGATGGTGATCGATGTCGAAGCCAAGGAGATTCACTAATGGCAAAGCCTACCAAAGCAGAATTGTTTGAAGGTTATCTAGCCAAGGAAGGAATGACAGGTCGGCTTGCTGACTTGGCTCGAAGTATCTATGGGCAAGAGTCAGGTGGTGGGGCGAATGAAACTACTAGCAATGCAGGCGCTGTCGGTGGAATGCAGATCATTCAATCTACCTTTAATGCCATGGCTGATAAGAATTGGGATATTAAGAATGCCGAACACAATGCCCGAGGTGGGTTGAGGTATATCAAACATCTTGATGGATTGTCAGGTGGTGATCATGGCTTGACTGCTGTGGGTTACTACGGTGGGCCGGGGGCTATGAATAAGGCAAGGAACGGAGAAGCAGTCTCTGATCCAAGGAACCCTAATGCCCCCGATACGATTGCCTATGCAGATCAAGTCTTAGGACGGATGCCTGATAACAGTGGCTATGCACGGATTGCCCGTACTCCTGCAGCCGTAGCGTATCCAGTACCTGCTGCTCCTCAAGGGGATGGGATTCCTACAGAGATCCCTGCCTACCATGGCAAGCCAGATGAATGGAGCAAGTTTGGTAGGGCTATGCCACAAGCCCCTGTTGCACCGACGGACATGAACTACGGCAGACGAGTGGAGAATGCACCTGCATTACAACCCGAGGCTCCTGTGCTGGCTGCACAGTCTTATGAAATGGATCCAAGGGTAATGGCGCAATATATGCCCAAGTCTAACCAGCCCATGATGCAAGCCTTTCAGGGTTGGGGTAGCCCAGTATGAGTGACAGCGTAGCCGAGGTGTTGGCACCATGGACTGTTGAACAGTACCTAAACAACACTTCGTATACGGTGACAGCGGGGTATGTACCGAGTGCCTTTGCCTTGCAGTTTGTGACCTTCATTAAGCTTGTGAATGGTGAGCAAGGTGAGGAGCATCAAACCCCCTTGGTTCACTATCGAATGCTCGATACCCTGACCGAGGATGGGAGGAGGGTTGTGAACCTCTGCCATCGAGGGATTGCTAAGACCACCCTGATGGGTGAGTACTTGTTTCTATATATCGCAGTCTTTGGTGAGATCCCTGGATTCGGTAAGATTGACCTAGCCTTGTATGTGTCTGACTCCATCGAGAACGGGGTCAAGAACATGAGAAAGAACCTAGAGTTCCGATGGGAGAACTCAGAGTTCTTAAAGGAGTATGTCCCAAGGATTCGATTCACAGATATCCGTTGGGAGTTTGAGAACGTCGATGGCAAGCTGTTTATCGTAAAAGGTTACGGAGCCAAGACTGGAGTTCGTGGAGCCAAGGAGTTAGGTACCCGCCCACAGCTTGCAGTCTTAGATGACTTGATTAGTGATGAGGATGCTCGCTCGGTGACTGTGATTAGTGCGGTAGAAGATACCGTATACAAGGCTGTGGACTACGCCTTGCACCCAAGTAAGAACATGGTGATCTGGTCGGGCACACCTTTTAATGCTAAGGATCCACTGTACAAGGCAGTCGAATCTGGGGCATGGACAGTTAACGTGTTCCCTGTGTGTGAACAGTATCCCTGTTCGAGAGAAGAGTTTAAAGGGAGCTGGCCTGATCGCTTTACCTATGACTACGTCAAGACCCAGTATGACTCAGCCATCAAACTAGGTAAGGTCGATACCTTTAACCAAGAGTTGATGCTACGCATTATGTCTGATGAGGATCGGATGATCCAAGACAGTGACATCTGTTGGTACAAGCTAGGCAATGTGCTGCAGAACCGTTCAAGGTTTAACTTCTATATCACCACAGACTTTGCGGTATCAGAGAAGCAACGGGCTGACTATTCGGTGATCAGTGTCTGGGCATATAACAACATTGGAGATTGGCTCTGGGTTGATGGAGTCTGCAAGCGCCAGTTGATGGACAAGAACATTGATGATCTGTTTAGACTGGCTCAGGAATATAAGCCTCAGAGCGTAGGGGTGGAAGTCTCAGGTCAACAAGCAGGCTTCATCCAATGGATTCAGAACCAGATGATGGAGAGGAATAACTACTTTGCTCTGGCCTCAGACGGGAATGATACGAAGCCAGGTATCAGACCCAACACCAACAAGCTGGTTAGGTTCAATACCATGGTGCCAATGTTCAAGTCACACAAGATGTTCTTCCCTATTGAGAGGAAGCTCGAACCTGCAATGCTAGAAGCCATGAATGAATTGAGCTTGGCTTCAGCAGGTGGATTTAGAAGTAAGCATGATGACTTTATCGACACGATCTCACAGCTTGCCTCGCTCACACCTTGGAAGCCAAGCAACGAAGCCCCGATGTCTCCGTCTAGTAAAGACCACGGGATGTGGGAGCTTGAGTTAACCGACGAAGTGGTAGATCGCATGGCCTCTTACATTGTTTAAGGATTGATATGAAACTTGCAGAAATCTTTGCCCAACTTACGCACGGTGAACTCTCACAGATTAGTCTGGGAGGTGCAGCCGCAGGGGAGGTGAATAAGTCTGGCTACCTGCAGTTGGTGTCCCATGTGAACTTGGGGCTGACAGCCTTGCATAAACGGTTTCAGATCAAAGAGAATCGCCTGATCTTAAAGCTCACACAGGGGGTGATTAGTTATCCCTTGAAGAGTAGCTATGCTGTGAATGGATTGGCTTCCTTTGTCCCTGTGCGTACCATTCAGGATACAACCCTTGATCCCTTCAGGGATGACATCCTGAAAGTGGAGCGTGTGATCTCTAATTTGGATTGGGAGTTTGAGCTTAATAATGAAAGCGAGAAGTATTCGGTATTCACCCCAACCTTTAATACTCTAAGGATCCATAAAGACTTGGTGACAGGCTCCAAGGACTTACCCGCATGGCTGCGTACAGAATCCATGACGGTGATCTACAGAGCGAACCACCACATCCTGACATCCGATGATGATATCGATTCACCGGACGATCAAGAAGTCGAGTTGCCAGACAGTTATCTGGAACCCTTGTTGTACTTCATTGCCTCGAGGATTATGAATCCCATTGGCTCAGGCCAAGGGGAGATGAACATGGGGAATAACTACGCAGCCAAGTACGAGCAAGCGTGTCAGGCTATTGAGTTAGCGAACCTGAGGGTCGATCAGGGAAGCCAGAGTACGAACCTTAGACGAAACGGTTGGGTGTAAACAACTTTCAATGTTCGGTAGCGCACATAAGAACAAGCCCCTTAACTGGGGCTTTGTTTTATCTGCTGGAATCGTAGGGATAAATTAAATCAATACGTTTATCCAGTTTATCGAGGTAAGCGGTCATGGCTCGGGATTGAGAGATTAATAATTCACGCTCAGTATGGGGGACAGCCAAGAAGTTAGGGCGGCGAGTAAAGTTCAAGAGTTTAAATAGTTTGTTATTTAAATCTTCCCGTTCAATTAACAGTCTTTGCTTATATGGAGATATCTCTGAGGGGTCAGAATTGCTCATTATTAATTCCTAGGTATTAACAATTAACGAGGGAGATAATCAAGTCATTTAATATTATTAGTAATAATATATTAGAATAGGTATTAACATGGGCATTATATATACATACTGGGAAAGATATGAATATGAAAGGTCAAGGGGTTAATACGGACGTAGAGAATGCTCCATTAACTAAATGGAAGAATGCGCCCAATATCCGTGACTTAAAGCAAGATCTGGAAGATTCAAAGGCATCCCATAGCGCCCAAGTTACTAAGGTAGCGATCTGGTTAGATAATCTAAATGTCACCGGAACAGCCAAGATTAAGGGCTCGGATGGTAACTCCAAGATGGTGCCCAAGTTAATCCGTAAGCAAGCAGAGTGGCGTTACGCTGCATTATCTGAACCCTTCCTATCTACCGAGGATGTCTTTAATGTCAACCCAATTACTTGGGAAGATAAGAAGGCGGCATACCAGAACCAATTAGTCTTGGCTCACCAATTTAATACCCAGATTGATAAGACCCGATTCATTGATGAGTACGTACGCACAGGCGTAGACGAAGGCACCATCATTGTTCGAGTGGGTTGGAGGTTTGAGGAAGAGGATTATCAGGAACAAGTTCCTGTGGTGGAGTTTAGGGTTAACCCTGAGGTAGCAGAACTCCATCAATATCTGATGCAGCTTCAAACTGAGTCGCCAAGCCAGTACGACACAGA